GAGAGCGGGTCGGAGGTTCCCGCTCTCCACCCCGGGCGGCGCGGAGCAGCGCGCCTTCTAGCGGAACTCTGAAACGAACTCTTCTTCGCGGGCAGGTTCCTTCTTGCCGCCAACCAGCTGGATTCCATTGACGTTGAGAACGATCTTGGATCGCTTCTGCCCGTCACGCTCCCAGACCTGCTGATCCAACTCGCCTTCGACAAGGACTGAAGTGCCCTTGTTGAGGTAGTTGACGACAGCGCCGCCCTTCCAGTATTCGCAATCCAGGAACAAGACCTTGCCTTCGCGGTAAGGGTTGTTCACGGCCACGCTGAACTTCACAACATCCTTCTCGCCAACGCGACGAATGTCGGGGTCAGCAGTGATGTTGCCCATGAGAATCGTCCGGTTGAAACTAGCCATTGGTCACTACCTCCTGGTTCCAGAGCCGATTGAATTCGGCCTTGCATCGGTCATACACATCACGCCCAATCGCCTTCTCGCGAAGACGAAGTTCAACAGTCTTCATCACGTTGACAGCCACGCCGCGCTCTGCCGCGTCGGTGATGGCCTTCTTCCACTCCTGCTCCCACTGCAGGTTCCTCGCAGTAGCAGTCGGCTTCTGCGGGGCGCGTTGCGGAGCGGACTCCACCTTCACACTGTCGCCGTCATCGTCGGCCTCGCCAGAGAAACCTCCGGTGAGAGCCATCAGCAGCGTGCGCTTGGCGTAGGTCATCGCCGCACCGAACCCCTGCATGTCCCCCTTTGGGTTCACCAGCGGCGAGATGCCGGTGATGTATTGCCCCGTCTTGTGACGAAGCGTTCCGACCAGCACCCACTGACCGGCGACCAGCCCCGGCCGGAAGTCCGGCAAGGCCAAGCCGTTCTTGGTCAGCGGGCCACGCAACGAATCGCAGCAAGTGGCGTAGGACGAGAACCGGCTTTTGAAATGCGGGTTCGCGGCGTCCAACTCAACGTGCTTGTACTCAGCCTGAGCCTTGGCCAGTGCCTCTGTGAGTGCGCTGGTATCGGGCGACGAGCTTGGTCCCAGAATGTCATGGCTATCAGTCATACTGTGATTACCTCCTCCTCCTGACGCTTCGCCCACTGGGGAAACTGAAGCTCCGTGATCTCACCGGCATCGGCCGATTCGTACACGCCAGTCTCCCTGCGAAGGCGAACCTCCTCCATCACGCGGGTCATACGCAGGCCCGCCTCCTCAACGATCTCTGTCGGCAGATAGAAAACGTGGACGCCGTAGGGAGCCATCGTCTGGACGAAGACGAACGGCATGCGGAAGTGCGGAAGGCCCACAGCCTTGGCACCTTGGCAGTACAGCCACTCCTGCTCCGGGTAGCCGAAGTCCATCGCACTGCGGTAGACCTTGTCCCACGTAGAAGATGTGGTCTTCAGATCCCACCACAGCGTCGGTGTGCAGCCGTCCGGTCGCACCTTGCAGCGGTGCCCGTTCAGTTCAAAGAACACCGACACCTGAGTCTCAGTGGTCTGTTCCACCAGTGCCTTGGCAGCGGGGTTCTCCAAGAGGTGCGTCAGCATCACCTCCAACTGCCAAGCCTCTTCAGCGTTGCAGTCGATCAAGCCCTTCCGCTCAGCCTCTTCCTTCCACTGGTCGTAGGCTTTCCCACGGCGGTGGCCGTTACTGGCCAGCACCTCGGCGGGAGGGATGGCAAGAACGTCACTCAACTTCTTCCCCTCACAGACAGCAGTGACGATGGTGTCAAACTTGCTGCCGGTGCGGGTTCCGGCGTTCCCCCCGAAGAGGGAGTAGCCTTGATCCATCCACCGCTGCGCCTCGCCCCCAAAGCGGGCGACCGAGTGCAGGTAGGACCGGCCGAGAAAATCGTTCTGGCTGTGGTAGTCGGCATTGCTCATGCCCACAACCTTCCTTGGCAAACTGCTCATCTGTACACCTCCTTAAAAGAAGCCGCCTCCGTGCGGCGAACAGACTCCCTCCGAAGACCGCGGCGGAACAGAACCGCCGCTCGGCCCAACTGTCCAAGAGCGAGGAACGTGAGCAGAGTGCCCACACCGTGCAGAAAGATGATGGCCACTAGCGAAGCTAGGACCGCACCCCGTATGATTCGGGAGATCCACCCCGAAGGGGGGACGCTTCGACCGACTCTATCCAATTGAGCTAGGGGTGCCATGTGGCCCGACAGTATAGCAGGGGTATTGCGATTGCTAAAAGCGGGGGTATTCTCACCCCCCTCAACACGCTCCACGCAATCTCCAAAACCACCATGACTGTGCGACAGTTCGCGGAGGCTTACGCCCTCCAGTCGGGGGCTAGCCCCGGTTACCGTGAGCAACTCATTGTGCTGACCAAGCGGCTCCCTTGGGGGGTGGCCGACTTGACCGTCAGCAACATCGACGCCTACCTGACGAATGCTCTCGGTCATCTCGCCGCCTCCACGGTTCATAATCACAGGCGTATGCTCAGTACCCTGCGACGAGCCGCCCTCCGAGACGGCCTTGTGGTGGACGATTGTACACGCCCTATCCGCCGTGTCAAGCACACCCTTCCGATGGTCCGCGCGTGGACCCATGAAGAGATGAGAACACTGCTTGCGGTGGCCTCTGAGATGCCGGGGGGTACGCTGTACTGCCCGCACCGAATCCTGCTGCCCGCATGGATTCTTGTCGGCTACAGCAGCGGGCTGCGCTTGGGGGATCTGCTGGCCATTACCTACGATTCCCTTCGCGGGGATCGTTTGGCTACGGTTCTGCAGAAAACTCGCCAGCAACATGTCGTCGTCCTTGACGCAAATGCCCTTGAATCCATTCGCTCCCTACCTCGTCGCGGCCCGAAGATTTTCGGGGGACTGGTCGGAAGGAGCCGGATAATAGTGGCCATGCGCGCACTGGTCAAGCGCGCAGGTCTGACAGGGTCAGGCAAATACCTGCGTAGGGCCAGTGCAACTTACGCCCAATTAGCGGGAATGGACGCCACTGGACACCTGGGTCATTTGACCCCGGGCATGAAAAGGCACTACCTAGATATGGTCATTCTGTCTGACCTAAAGCGGGCGGTGCCTAGCCTAGAACTGATTGGGTAACCCCTAGAACCTGGAGGGGGTCCAGTGCCAACTCAGCTTTCTTCTTATCCCGTGCCCGTTTGGCGGCTTCGCTCTGGACGATCCTATAGAGGAGGTACATGCGCCGCTGCTCCTCTGGCATCTGTCGGATCACATCGTCGGGCACCGAGATGTTTTCGTAGCTCTTCACGCCGGGGGTTGTTTCCAGAAGTTGGTTCAGCATGTCCCGGGCAGCGAGCCGCTTGGTGCGTTCTTGGTCAACATCTTGGAACTTCAGTCCAGTCAGGGTGTTGACTGCCAGCTTTGACAGCTTCTCTGCTGGCGAGAGCCGGTCGTCCATAATCTGCCGAATCGTCCCTAAGACACGCGAGCCGCCGGGGAGATTGGAGCCGACCTGTTCCAGAATGCGCCCGGGGCTACCCAGTGGCTGCTCTAGCATGGAGTACAGATCGGACAGCTGCCTGCCTGAGAAGAACTGGCGGTTGGTGATCAACTCAGCCGGTCCCTTAAACAGCGGGTTGGTCTGGCCAAGGATGTTGAGGAAGGACTTTTGCGCACTGGACGACAGCTTATCGAATGCCGTGTTCCCCACGCCTGGAGTGAACAGGTTGATCAGCGACTCATAGGGCAAGTCGATGTTGGTCAGGAACCGCTGAAGGTTTGGGTTGCTGCTCAGCCCAACGAACGGCAAGTCCTTTGGAACGGGGATGCTGGCCGACTGTCGCAGGTACTCTGGCGTAAAGAATTCTTCGCTAGGCTCGGATCCTCTGTTGATGGCTCTGAGTGACTGTCCTTGCAAGCCAGCGGGCCGGTTGATGATGTTGTCAGCGACGAGAGGGACAATGCCTTTCGTATATGAATAGAAGGGAAAAATCCGCTTTAAAACGTCGCGCTCTAGGTCGGTAAAAGCGTCGGGCTGATACCGTACCTGACTGATGTCCGAGATGCGGCGAGCCTCTTCTGGAGACACACCTTTGCGAACTTGGTTGAGGTAGGTGCCCAGTCGATTGCCAGCGTCGGTTGTCTCGGCAGCGCGGTCGCCCAGTTCCAAGAGCGGGTTGCGATTGCCAGACCCAGAGCGGACGGCGAAGGGGTAAAAGTCATACAGTGCCTCCCTCCATCTGCGGTCAGGATTGTAGACACGCCTACCCAGGCTAGACCAAGTCGGCGGCGCAGCACCGGGGTAGGAGCCGCGCATCTGCGTCCCTGACGCGCCACGCAGCATCTCATCAGCGACAGTGCTAGTGCCCATGCCTTGCGCCCCAGACTCCACCATAAACTTGCGGAGCTTCTCGGCGTCGTCCAGTTCCTTGTACCCGGGCGCATCCTTGAGCCTGCGAAGGAGCGGTGCGTAGTTGCCATTGCGGGCACTGACACCGGCCATCCAATCCCGCCAGTTAAACGCGCCCTGAGTAGCCGCAGCGAACGCGCCTGAGTAGGCATCGCGGACATAGCGGGCAGTGGAGAGGAGAGCTAGCGTCTTAAAAGATGCGGTGAAGTCATCGAACAATCCCAGCGGACCCTCGGCACCAGGCGTCACCCTGCCCTTGTTCACTCGCTGCGACCAATCATCAACGAACTTCTTGGGGAACGAGACGGTGTCTAGGTTGTCGATGCCAAGCTCGCGCATAAACGCGGGGCCGAACGTGTCTGGATCGAAGCCCAGCTTTTGAGCCGTCTCCTTGGCTGTGTAGTTCACGCCACCTGTGACGAGGTCCGCACTCTGGTCGGCCATCTGCGGTTTCAGCAGCTGAAGCATTTGCTCAGCGTTGCTCGCCGCCCGCCCACGCCGCATCTGGTAAGTCGCCATCTCATTGAAGGAGTGGTTGCCAAAGATCGGCACCCCCTTCTTGGCATGCTGCGGGTCTATGTTCCGAACGAACTTGGCGAGGTTGTCGTAGAGCTTGTCCCGCTGGGCTTGGTCAGTGGCCCATTCAAACAGGTCGCCGCTTGGCGCACCGGCTGTGGTCGGTGTGCCGAACCCGCTCCTCTCGCCCCACTCCTGCAGGATGCGCGTGGCGTCTTGGTTGTTGGCCCCACGCAGGGATTCCTGCAGGGCACCGTCCAAGGACATCTTGTTGAGCGTGTCGGTGCCGCCGGGGAGGTCGGTGTAATCCCTTCGCCCTAGCCCAGGCGAGTCGCTTAGAGGAGCCGCCTTGCTGGCGAGCAGGTAGGCCCGCTTGTCGGCAGGATTGGGAGCCTCAACCCCATCTGGGTACTTGGGAAACTGCGGCGAATCGAACGCGGACTGCTGCCTGGGGAAGAAGTCTGTCCCAACCTTGGACTTGAATTCATTAAGTGGGATGCCAAGTCGGTCGGCTTCGGCCTGCACGGACTGCCGGTAGTTGTCCCAGTAGTCCGCGAGATCCTTGTGCGGCCCGCTCTGGAACATCTGGTCTAAGGCGTCGAAGTTCTTAAAGTCAGCCCGGGAGTTGACCTGCCCTTCAGCGAGATTGCGCAGCCACCGGCTGTACTCGTCATCGCCCATGCGGACTGGGCCGTCCTTCAGAGCTTCGTTGGCATTGAACTGAAGCTCCGTAAGGATGCCGCGGTCCTTAACCTCACGGCGTCGGGCGGCATCAACCACCCCCCGGGCTTCCCACTGCCGGTCGTAGTCAGAGAACCCAAGCACATCCGGGTTGAAAGCCTTCTGACCCCAACGGTAAGCGGTGCCAATGACGGGCGCGGTCTTAGCGCCTTCGCCCAGTTGGTCAGCGGCGCGGGCAACGTAGTCGCCAACGCCCTTGCCATAGAGATCCGTAGCACCCAGGTCATACCCAAGCACACTGAGCCGATTCATCCGCGTGATCGGATCGTTCAGCAAACTGTCGGCGTTTTTGCCAGCCGCGATGCGGAAATTCTCCATAGCCAACTTGGGGTCAGCAGCGGCATCAATCAGCGACTGCGGCGTGTTCTCACGCAGGTACTGGCGGATGCCCACCTTTGCCTTGCGGGCCGCAACGTCAGCACCTTCCAGCAACCCTGCGCGGCCAGCGCCCATGCCAGCGACTGTCTTCGCGCCCTTGCCAAGGATTTGGTTTGCGCCAAGCGACAGCCAACTGGTCGGATCTAAAAGGACTTCAGCTGCCAAGCCGCCTGTGAAATTTCCCCACGTATCCTCATCGCCCACCATGCCGTACTGTCGCAGTAGCTCGCGGCCTGTGACACGCTCGTCAGTGGTATCGGTGATAGCAGACAGCGCCTTGCCGATGCCGCCAGACAACCCACCGCGGACCACTGCGCCCGGGATGTCCATTATCCAGCCCAGCCCAGCAAGGCCGGACGACCCCATCTCTGAGAGCTTCTTAAGCCAAGCGGACTTCTCTTCCTCTGGCATGAGGTCAGAGAGTTGCGGCTTGCGCGGACCGAGAGGAGCAACACCTATAGAGTCAAGCTCTTCATCCATCTCAGGGAGCATCCCGTTCTGCGCCTGCTGTTGCAGGATGCCGTACGGGTCATAGATGTCGAAGAGCGGGGAGCGTAATGCCAACTATGCCCCCCCTCCCCACGCCCGTGGATCACTGCCTGGTGTCGGCGCAGGCGGTGGAGCGGCGGATCCGGGCGCGGCACCGGGGGCTGCGTTGCGCACTGGCGAACCCATCCAAGATCCGGCATTACGGCGTCGGGCGATCTCGTCCACAATCTTCTGAGCCTTCGCCGGAGCGTAGCCCATGTCATTGACGAGATGGTCGATGACTGACTGCTGCTCGGCCATGGAAAACTCAGAGCTAATGCCAAACATTCCGCCGCCACTGGAGTAGTGTGTGCCAACATAGTCGTCGGCGTACTTCAACTCTGATTGATGAACACCCGGCTTGTCTTTGTGAAGTGGCACCTGCTCGGCCGCGGGCAATTGCGATTGCATCTGGGCCAGCTGCTGTTGCTGCAGCGGGTTAAGCTGACCGGAGTTTTGGCCGTTGAGGAACGCCGTCATTGCCGCCTGCGCCATGCGCCCAGCCTGTGCAGCATTGTTCGCGTCCACCGTAGCCGACAGCTGCCCGCCTGGGAGCATGTACCGCATTGCACTGGCCCGCTGATCTTCCGGCAGGTTGAGCCACGCATTGACAGTGGCCTTGGACCCACCGATGCCGCCAGTCGGCCTGCCCCCGCCAAGCATCATCTGGGCACGCCATGCTTCTTCTCGCGCGTCGGCCTTGCCCTGCCTACCGGCCTGTACCTGCATGCGTGCCTTCGCCTCATCGTCAGCGGCAAGGTTCCCATACACACCAGGGTTCTGGGCGGCAAACTCTGCGGGGGTTACGCCCGCTGCCGCCGCGCGGCGATATAGCTGCCGCTCCTTGTTGTAGTTCTCCTGCTTCGCACGCGACTCGTCGTTTTGACGATACACGTACACAGTGCCGTTAGGGCCGCGCTCTGGCACCAACTCAAACCCTGGCTCCAAGTCTTTGCGTGGACCGTTGCGGCCCAGTCCACCGGGAATTCCCCTGCCCTGTGCCACAGCCGCGTCCTTAGAGGACATGGGTGCGCCTTGCTGTTCATAACCAGTGCCGACCGAAAGGCCGACCGTGCCGTCTGGGCGATACACAGAATAGAAGCCGCGAGCAGCATTTGCATCGTCTCGCGGAGAAGGCAGATAGGCTGCATCCGTCGCCTTGCTCTGAGCGCGGTTTTCGTCAGTGACAGGCGTGCGTGTGTTATAGGCACGCGCCTCTCGCTCAGTGCGGAATTGCCGCGGAGGAGTAATCGGAGAACCGTCTACTGTCGATGGCCCAGGCTCGGAGAGTGGGTTCTGTTTGCGGCCGCGCAACTCTTGCGCCGTAAGCGGCTCCATGTCTGGTGCCATCTGGTACGAAACAGAGCCGTCCGGGTTTGTTGTGGGCACGTAGCCGCTATCAATCTTGCGCTGGTGTTCAGCGGCTGCGGCCTGCTGCTGGCGTGCCTGTCTCTCCATCCCGGGAGCATCCATCTCATCCAGAACGCCTTGCTTGTTGTCCAGCACCTGCTGCTCGGCCATGGCTTGGGCGGTGCCGGGATCGATGCCTTGTTCGATAAACATTCGCCTAAGCTCGGCTATGGCCTCCGTGTCAGCACTGGCTGGACTGCCGCTGACGCGCGGACGAGTTGGAGCGGGCCTGCGTGGGCCGGTGCGCGGGTCGGGTGTGATTGGGGTGGACGACGCCGCCACGGGATCCAGATCGGCAGGAGTAGAACCGCGCTTTGGAAGTGAAGGGCGTGTGCCGTATGCCATCTAGTTCTCCTTTACCGAGCGTTGCGCAGAAGTTTAGATTCGTCCGGCGAGAGGGAATTCTTGCCGCGCACAATTTCGCTGGCGCGATCCTGTTGGATGCCCGCCCGCATCAGTGCTTGGACGCTCTGTCGTTTGTGTTCCGGCAGATCCGAGAAGTCGGGGTGATGTGCTTGGTAGCTCTTCTTAAAGGCGGCAGTAAACCTTGCCTCCTTTGCAGGGTCGGCTTTGTCCATTGCCCATTCCACCTCAGGCGCGGGAGGAGGCGTCTGTTCCTGTGTCGGCATCACCACCGGCGCGGGGCGTGACTCATTGGCAAGCTCGGCCTCGCCACCTGTAGTCATAGGGGATTCGCCATCCATCGCATCTATCAGCATCCCGCCGCCACCAGCAACGCCCGCGGCAGCTAGTAGCTCACCACCACCCAAGCCATTCAGTCCGCGCCTCGCCATGCTGCGCATCTGGTCAGCGAAGCTCGGCGTTGTGATAAGGCCACGCGAGCCGCCAGCGACGCCATCGACAGGCACCCCCCGCCCGCCCAGACCCAAGGGAATGAGTGCCGTGGATGGGTCTTGGCGGAAGATGTCGTCCGCACGCCCAGCAGCACCGCCGTACATCCGCATGCGAGCCAACTCTGCGGGCGAGGCCACAGGGCCGGGAAGACCAAGCATTGGCCCATCGAACGGATCTACTACTTCATCCAAGGCTTCGCGCGTGTGAAAGCGTGCTGGATCCAAGAACGTCGGCTCAACTCGCCGTTGCGCCTCGGCAATCATCTCAGGCGTGTAGCCCGTGCCTGGAGGAACGTCGCCCATTGTGAAGCGGCGCGGATCGACAGGCGTCGGGATAAGCCCACCCTGCTTCTGGGCCACACGCGGGCCGGTGGCTACGGACTCAGTGCCGCTAGCCATCGCTTGGGCCTGCATCTCAGGAGTGTAGGTGGTCGGCCGTACGGGCTGGACGGGCACGCCGGGGCCGCTTGTGCCGTATCGAATGAGGGCGCGGATGTCGGGGACGGCATCGGCAGAACTCATCGGAAGCTGCATCTGGCGTGACGGAACAGGAACGGCCATGCGGGCGACCGCGCGGTGAATCTCGTCGGCAGGCATTCCAGGCTTAATCACGCCCGCGGCCGCAGCTTGCTTTAGCCATTGCGAGTTGACGCTTGTGGCGCCGCTGGAGATAAGATCGTCCAGCCACTTAGCAGGATTACCCACGCTTCTTACCCTTCTTCGGTAGGTCTGGCATCTCTTCGCCGTCTTCTGGACCGTCGTCGTCTTCGACCATCGGGGTATTCGGCCTGCCGTGCATCTCTTCGTCCAAGTCGGCAAGGTCGTTCTTCGGCTGCTTGTCGGACTTCTCGCCCTTACCCAGCTTGGCGATGATCTTCTTTTCCTCTTCGTCGCTGGCCGAGAGCAGCTGCTTCACCAGTCGCTTCAGTCCGGCCTGCGTCAGATCGTCCAAGTCAAAATCAATGCGTGCCATTAGTTAAGCAAGCCTCCAAGAATCGAAGTCGCAAAGTTCATCGCAGAGTTCTGCCGCTGCTGTGCGGCCATCTGGTTGTTGTATTGCTGCTGCTGCAGGAGTCCCTGCAGTGCCTGTTGCTGCGAGGCATCGGACTGCTGGTTCTGCAGGGAGAAGGCGTTGTTGTAGTCCTGCGCCGTCTGCCTTGTGCTGTACGCCCGGGCGATGCCCTCGGCCATCTTCGACGCGCCCTGCATACCGGCGTTGCTCATCTGCCCAGCACCGCGCGACATCCCGCCGCGGTCCATCTGCTTCATCTGCAAGCGGGGGTCGCCAAGCGAAATCGCATTGGCGTATTCGTTGTTGAAGTTGGAGTTAATCTTTTGCTGGGGAATCAATTAAACAGCCCTCGCAAGATGTTGCCCGCTGGACCGAAGACGCCGTCCAACTTGCTTTGCGCAAGGCTGTTGCCATAACCCTGCGATTGAATCTGATTCTGCAGGCCCTGGAGCGCGTACTGCTGGGCGAACTGCTTTGCCTGCTTGCCAAGATCAGACTGCCGCCGCGCAGCTTCCATGTCGTTAGCGGCCTGCGATCCCTGCAGGAGCGATGAGAAAACGTCCTGGTGGCCCGATGGGTATTGGGTGTAAGGTGAGTTCATTAGGCGTATCCGTGGAGAGCGCGACCGTAGGCTTCTGGCGATCCAAACTTGGCCAGAATGTCTCGCGTTTGCTGGGCAGCCTGCCGCTTGCTGCGGGCCATGGCGGCGTCCTGCATTGCATATTCGGCCTGCTGATTCTGCGCCGCGCTGTTAAACGCGCCGGTGTTGCCGATAGTGCGGTTGAACAGGTTGTTCACGCCAGCTACGGACGAGTTGTAGATGTTCTTGTTGTCCGACCAGCCGGAGTTCAAGTCCTTCTGGACGGTTCCAATCCGACCCGCAGAGTCCGAGTAACCGCCAGTAAGCGCCTCAAGGAGCGAGCCGGTCGGGATGGCTTGGCCTGGGCGGTAGTTGTTCGCCTGAGACTCTCTGGCAAAGTTATAGAACTGATCCATTCCACTGCTGGACGCGCCGAGATTCAGCTTGTTGAAGTCCATCAGTGCGCCATAGGCATCGCTCACCATCGTTCTCGGCATGTTGCGAGCTATGGCTTGGTCGGCATTGAGGGAGCCAAGACCGGAGTAGTAGTTGTCGTTCAGCGTGGAAAGCTCAGCGCCGTTATTGATGTCACTGCGCAAGCCGTCCAGCATGCTGAAGCCCTCGCCGCCGCTGGCAGGAGATCCACCGGAGGCATTACCGGCCAGCCCAGGAAGCGCAGCCGAGACATCGCGTCCGACCTGCATCGCAGCACCAGACTTGCCCAGCCCAGCCAAAGCGTTGTACCGACCAATACCCAACTGGCTGACGGCGTTCTGGTTGCCGACATTCATATCGGCCAGCGACTTCTGGTAGCCGTTCTGGTTCGCAGCCCATGCCTGCATTCCTTGCCCAGCCACGTTGCCGTAGTTCTGCATGGCGGCTGTGCCGAGATTGGATATCGCAGCCTGTTGCGCAGCCGCGGCAGCGGACGCGGCCTGGTTGTTGGCTTGGGCGTTGTTCCACGTATTGCCAAGAGCGTTGGCGACACCGGCAGTCCCGCTAGCCAGAGCGGCGTAGTTCTGCGCGTAGCTATTCCCAAGCCCCTGCAACGCCTGGTTGTAGCTGCCATAGCCCTTGTTGTAGGAGTCGTACATCTGACCCAGCGTCTGGCCGAACTGGGCAGGGGCGGCGGCGATCTGCGAGCCAACCGCCGTGGCGTATTCCTTGGCCGTGTTGGCACCCCAAGGGGCGATGATGGAACCGTTAAATGCCATGAAAGTCTCCTACTTATCAGTGCCCCGGAACGGTCGTTTCAGTGCCGACAGGGAAATCGCAGCCAGAATCAAAGCCACCCCGGCCGGTGGGAAAAACCACAATTCCCGCTTCTTGGCCTCTTCTTTGAGCCAGCCGCAGATTTCTGGGAGGCGTTTCAGACACTCCCATTCGCCCCAAGCATCCATCTGTGCGGCCCTGGCGTTACAGCTGCAGTTGGGGGAGGCGACTATTCCGGCCAAGCGAAGGAGGGATTTCAGCGCAGCCCCAGGCCCCGGTAACGGTTTTGGCGGTTCCTCCCCGGCTTCGTAAACGATTGGCTCACCAACGGCCGCGGGGGTGTAGCCAGGGCAGGGGTCCGTGGTGATGGTCCCGGTAAAGGATCCGCTGTTGTCTCCGACAACCGTATCGTTCTGGCGAAGGTACAGCAGACCCGCTCCGGGCGACCCGGAGTAGCTGGAGCCAACCAAGAATGGAGTTCCACTGGTGCCGATCCTGCCGATCAGCGCCATGTGGCAAAAGGACGAGGTCACACTTCCGCCATCGCAACAGCCGCATGAGTCAGCAGGCACGCCGTTTGGAGTGGCCGCTGAACCGTCCCCGGCCCACTCTACGGTGCCGGTGGCCGTAATAGCCACGCTCGCCCCTGCGGCAAGCGTCACGCCCGTGTCCACCCACGCATTGGCGGCGACATTGACGGTGAAGCTGGCGGTTGATGTCGCCAAGCAACCCGATGCCCCGCAGCACTTCTGGCCGGATGTGCAACAGGCGTAGGCCGACCCCGTTCCAGCGCAGAACGTGCCGGTCGTACACTTGTTCACGCAAGCAAACCCCACACCGCAGCGCTGGGATAACGGGCAGCATGTCCCGCCGCAACACTCCCGCGGCGCAGCACAGCCGTCAACGCATCCGCCACTAGAATGGCACACTTTGCAATTCCAAGCAGAGCATCCGCCGTTGGCATATCCTGCTGCGGTCAGAGTCACGCAGTTGCAATTTGAATACGGCGTAGTTGTGTACCCCTTGCCCTCGGATGCACACGCGCACCAGTTCGTTACAAAACAGGCGCTAATGGCCGATGGGTCTACGCACGCCACTGCCCCGCAAGTTGCGCCCGCAGTGAACGTGCCGCTAGTGGAAGCACACCCAGAGGTCGTCGTCGCAGTGCAGGTGGCACCATTGCAGCACCGGCCAGTCTGACAGCATGAGCAGGTCATGGCTAGTTTGGCCTCAAGTACGTAATCAAGTCAGCGCGGGGCGTGTTGACTTTGAGGATCAACTGCTTGGTAGCCGTACTTGCCGCTATCGTAACGGCGGCCGTCTGCAAAGTGCCCGCCCCAGTCGGCTCTGTGATAAAGAAGTACCCATTCGACTGTACGGGAACACTTGTAGTCCCGTAGGTCAACGTGACTGCGGCCCCCGCGCTGCTGACTGTGACAGCAGATGTGGTGCTGCCGGTCGTTGGACTGAACGTGCCGCCGTTGACCGTGAGTGTGGCGGGGGTGGATGAGGAGGACTTATTCGGAGTAATCGTTGGGGTGGAGATGGTGACGGGTGCGGATGTAGAACCCGTCAGCGTGACTGCACCGGACACGGCCCCCTGCGAACTGATAGTAACCGCGGGTGATCCAGAAATCGTCACAGCTGCCGTTGTGCTGGCGTAGGTCAGCACAAGATTGCAAGAGGCATCCAAGTATCCGCCGGACGCATATTTATAGGCCACTACTCCGGTCAGCGTGCCCACGGTAGCCGCAGCAGCGATTCCGGTGGGCGTGGCCGAGAAAGTACCTCCAGTGGGGAGCGCAACCGATCCTGTGATTGGGCTGCACGTTGCGGTTGGGTAGGTGTCGTATGAGATGTTGCCGCTGGCAGTCGCCCCTGTCAGCGTCCCGCCAGTGACGATTGGGACGGTCACAGATCCGCTGGTACTGATGCCACTCACGCTGGCGCTTTTGACTGTCGGCACAATGACAGTCCCGTCTACGTTGACAGTTACCTCCCGCTGCGAGGTGCCAACAGTTACCGCCGTGGACGATACTGTGGCGGCAGTGACCGTGGGCACCACCACCGATCCCTGCACTTTGACCTCAGAAATCAACGCTTTGGTTTCACGCACGCCCTGCCTGCCGCCGCCGAAGAAAAACACGCGCGTCACGCCATTGATGCCGTTGAATCCATTAAAGCCATTAAAGCCATTAAAGCCATCAAAGCCGTTAAAACCGTTCGCCCCGGCAGCGCCGTCGCGGCCGTCTGCGCCTACGTAGGTGTCGTTGATGAAGTCCACATTCAGCTTGGAGGTGGTGAGTGTGGTGGTGCTTGTGTTATCGAACGTGCTGTCGCCAGCCACGTTGAATGTTTCGCCGCCGAAGTAGTTGTTAAAGGCGAAGTCTTGGTTGATCGGCCAATGGAACTGATGGCCGTCATAGTTGTTGTTGTTGTTGGTGGTGTTGTATGTGTTGCCCGCAACATCAACGTAACCGCCTTGGCCTGCGGTAGGCAGGAGGTCCGAGTAGTCGGATGGACGCCATGTCCCCGGGCGAGCGAGCGCGCCCACCCCCGTGGAGACAGGTGGCTGAAGGTTGACAGTGCCGCGGTGCGTGAGCGGTTGCTGGCAGTTTCCTAGAGACTGCATCAGTTGACGCAGAGCCGCCTCTGGGAGAGCGCCTGACAAAGCCTGCGCCAGGGCAGGCATGCTCTGGGTGAACACTACTTAACGCCCTCCACAATCACGGCGTGGATCGCGGGCGCATTTGCGGACGAGGACTGTGTGCCAGCAAACGCAATCGCGACATGTCGGTCGGCACCAGCGGAACGCTCTTCGTTGCCGCCGTAGAACATTGCCCGCGCTACGCCACTCGCGTCACCGAGAGGAGAGCGTGTGCGGTTCATGTTCAGAACAGAAACTGCGCCCGGGGAGGTCGGGACAAAGCCGTCCCCGCGGTCACTGGCCACGGCATTCTGTCGGGCTGTGTCAGATCCATTGAAGAACCGGGACAAGGAGAGCGAGGCATCCCCGGCAGTCGGCGTGTACAGCACACTGACGGCCTGCCTGCCTTCTTCGTTGACAATCGCCATATCTCCAGACCGGAAGCTGTACGGGATCGCAGTGCCGTTGTCTGAATAGCCCGCCAAGCGGTGGAAACCAGATGAGGCGTACGCAACGCCTTGCTGCCCGCCCACCGCGTACGGTGCAGAGGCCGTCATGCGCATGGCGTACTGTTCCTCCCACCAGGCTTTGGTGGTAACGGAATAGCACAGTGCGCGAGAAGGTGTTGAGTCAGTGGAGTTGCAGTAGAAGAAGCGCACCACCTTCGTAGCCAGATCCGCACGCATAAAGAACTGGGAGGACTTGGAGAAGTCGATGATGCCGTCGCGGAAATAGTTATCGACGGGCATGGAAATCGGCTGGTCGCTCTGGCCATCGAACACATAGATTCCATAGCTGTCCGCAATAAACGCCACGCCACCCATAACGTCCCAGCACCTGCTGTTGAGGACTCCCCGATACGCCACCAGCATGATGCTGGCGTCAAGCACCGGCTGGGCCACATAGGTCAGCTTGTAGAGATGGCGAGCCTGGGCCGCGATGAGGAACGACCCAAGAGGGATGAGCGCGACCATGGTGTCAGAGTCGCCAGCATTCTCTTGGACAACAATCTCGTTCTCCAGCGGAACGGATTCGGGTTCGTCCACCTCCGAGTAGTACAAGCTGTTGGGCTTCTCCCCGGTGGTATCCACTGCCAGCCAGCAGCGGTCTTGGAACATGCAGGCGACAGAGAAGTTGGCGGGAGGCACACCAAAGCGCCTCGCATTCAACTGCCCGCTTGGAAGAGTCACGGGGAGCAGACCGTAGCCATCGCGCGTGGCATCCGATAGCTTGTCGTCGTTTAGGGTGTCTGTGTAGGTGCCCGTAAAGTTGCCAGCGCTGCGTAGAATCTTGGCCACGCGGAACAGGAGGACGCTCTGGTCGGAGGTGGTTCGCCAAAGCTCAACGGCAGAGACGCGGTCATCTAGACCGGCATGGGATAGCGTCCACGTTAGCGACGATGCCCCGCCTTGCGTGTCCACCTCCACAAGCTCAGAGATCGATGAACTGACCGGCCCGCGAAACTTCTCTGGCGTGGAGTCGATGTAGCGAATGGCGCACTTGTACTTACCGCGCATCACGTTGGAGATGGTCGCCGTAGCCGTCGCGTTGTAGTCGCCAAGGATGACCGTGGGTGGCAGCGCGTAGCTCCCGCCGCCGGACACGGTCACCTTAGTGATGCTGCCGCCGGACACTGCCGCCGTAGCGGCGGCCACAGATGCCGTTGTGTCGGTGGGGTCAGGGAGAAACGAGATGGCAGGAGGCGTCAGGAAACCCGTGCCACCGCTGGCAACCGTCACGGCCGAGACGCCAAACTGCATGCCGACAGACAGACTGGCCCCCGTCCCGCCGCCGCCAGACAGGGAGGCCGTCACGGCACCCGTGGCTCCCGTGCCACCACTGAGCAGGTCAATAGCAGAGATCGAACCAGAATCCGAGATGGTGACAGTCGCATTCGCTTTGGTCAGACCCTGCGCGCTGGAGAACACAACAGTCGGGGCAGAGGTGTAGCCGGTCCCGCCTGCAGAAATAGTGACCGCACGCACCGAACCTAGCAGGCCGACAGAGAAGGTAGCACCAGAGGCATTGCTGGCGCTCAGTGTGACCGATGGCGCAGACTGATAGCCAGCACCTGGATCGGATACCGTGATGCCGATTACTCGTCCCCCGGCGGCTTCCGCGCGCGCCACTGCGGGCGTGGTGGGCGTTCCTCCCGAGAACGTAACAGTCGGCGCTGCCGAATAGCCATTGCCGGGGCTGACCACATTGACGGCGTCCACATAGCCCGCCATGGCGGTGCTGGCGATAGTGACTGCCGGTCCCTTGTGCGGCTTCTGCAAGCCAACGGGCTGCATGGTGCCAGCGGCCCCATCCCACCGAAGACCGCGGCCCATGCCATCGAAAACATACAGGTCGTTGAATCGCGAGCGCACAAACGAGGCAGGCACTATCGGCCCTGTATACACGCTTGCGGTAGCGGATGCGTTGCCAGAGAGAGTGACGGTCGGCGCGGATGTATAGCCAGTTCCACCATTTGTTATAACTACCGATTCCACCTGTGTGCCAGCCATATGGGCGACACCAGCCGCTCCATTGCCGCCGCCGCCAGAAAAGCTCACTGACGGTGGGGCTGTGTACCCCGATCCTCCAGTGGTCAGGGAGATGGAGACGACTTGGCCAGACCGTCGCTGAGCCAGATAGGACATTAGGCGCTGCCTGTCTTTACGGAGGAGTAGATCCGACCGGCCGAGTCTTGGTAGACAAGATGCTCAGCCGTGCCGTTCTGGTATCGGTAAGCAGACACAACCGGAGAGGTGGTGGAGTCTGCTGATGCGAACGTGATAGGGGTCAAGCCGGGGCGAACGGTGAGCTTCCCCGGGACTAAGCACTGCAGGTTGATCTGCTGTACCGTTGACCCTGCAGGGATGGAGTACGGCGATGCGTTGGTTACCAACCCTGTCCACTTGTCTATGACGATCACGGCGAACCCCCGTCAAAGTTGTCGGCTTGGAGCGGAGTACGCCAAGCCATGGCGTCGAAGATGACGCGCTGCGGTTGCTGAAACGGCGTGAGCGCATCCGACTCCATGGCCAGCCGCAAGTCCCGCTGATACATAGCGAACGCATTGTCGGGCTTAGTGCCGCGCGTGCGGGCCAGCCAATACCCTGCGCAGGACAAGAACCCGTTGTGCATGCCCGTGGACATATCCACTATGTCGGTGACAAGGTACTTGGCCCCCGTGGCCGTGAGTGAGGTTGCCAACGTGCAAGAGGTCGCGCTGGCTACGGAGGCTATGACCGCTTCGCCTTGGTACGGGATAAGAGATCCATCGCTGCCCGGGGAATCCGTGGACGTTCCCACTCGCAGAACGGACCCAACCATGGCAGAGGTGAAGGCTGTGCCAGTGCCTGTGACGGCGGTCCCGGCAATGGTGACTGTGCCCTGCCTAGAACTGACCTCATGGCCCGAGATCCGAAGACGCCGTGGAAGACGCCGGTAGGTGAAGTCCAGGTTGGAATTGGCTACGGGATACCCAACGACCTTAATTGCCCAGCCGGTTCCCTGCGGGTCTTTGATGACCGTCCACGCATGCGGCGGGCCAGCGAGGTTGTTGGCGTTCTCCAGCTTCATCGCTTGGTCTGGGGACACATAGATGAATCGCGTCCACGCCACATGATCAATGGGCGAGTCCAGTGACCGGAAGTCAGAGGGCAGGGGGAAGGTGTCTTGGTACAGCGTGGCGACGGTCGCGTTGACGAAGTCGCTGGACGGCGTCAGGATCGGGTCGCACAGCAGTCGGGTGCTGCTGACGCGCGTGGCGATTTTGGCGACCGTGTTGTTGAGCCGCATGCGACACAGCACCGCATTATTCGGGAATGCGTCACCAGACGCCAAGTCAAAGAACCTTGTGGCCTCACTGTACGTGACGCTGCCGTTCCAGTTAATGGAGAAGCGGATCCGCCCGTGAGTCTGGTAGTAGTTCCAGTCGCGGATCGTAGAGAGTTCGCTGTAGGCTCTCTGAATGGAGGAGCGGATGTCTGTTTGTTCTGCGTCCTGCGGACCACCAAAACTACTGGTGATCAGATGCTCAACGGCGTCGTAGTAGGTGAGCATCATTGACCTTCGGTGTCATTGGTGGGCTGAAGAGATTCCCACAGGGCGATATCGGCTGCGTAGATTTCTCTAACGCGGGCCTCCTGCACTGGCGTGAGCGTAGGCTTGTTAGCTTCACTAGTCGCGTCTTCTTGCGGCAGCGGCGTCTGCAAACCCAGCCATTCGGCAGCGTCGTCCAGTTGATCCTCAAACCGGAAATATCTGACAAACGGGCCTGCCGGAAGCGGGCCGTAAATCGGGCGGGCCAACTGCTCGTCAATATTGAGATTTTTGTGCGCGATCATGGAGCGAAACCGTTCGACCGGATTGCGAACAATGATGCCGACATTCTCCTTGGTGCCTCGCTCGTAACTTTCTTGATGTGGTATCCAGCAAGCCGGATGCTGGACTGAGTCCACAATCACAGTATCCGGCCACCACTGAGCGATGGCTGCCAGAGTGAGCGAATGGCTACCCGTTCGCGGCGTCAGCAATATGGCGTTATGGTTTGTCGGGCTGCGCAGCATGTTGCCCATAGACTGCTCCTTAAGTGAAGTACAAGACCACTGCGCCACCACCGGGGTTGCCTCCTGCGCTGCCGCCGCCGCCCAGCCCAGCAGGTCGCCCGGATGAGAACTTTTCCATGCCATGCGACCCAGACCCGAATGAACCTGTGTCGCTGCAAACTGGTGTGGCAACTCCACCGGCCAACGCTACTGCCTCAAGAAGGCCCGATACATCAGTCGCCGGTCTGCGGCCTTGGTAGTCGTAGCCGGGACACATCAGAATTGGCTGGCTGTTCCCACCAACGGCCCCGCCGCATTCACCAGAAGGGCGTGTGCCAGCCCCGCCGTCCGCTCCTCCGTCGCCGCCGGAATGTGTGCCACCCTCGCCAATTGTGAAGGCACCACTGTAGCCTGAAGAACCAGCATACCCACCGCCGCCACCTGTTATGGTCGTACCACCATATGTCACGGTAGTGTCACCACCCGGCCCAAAACTCATACCCATCCCACCAGCAGCACCGACACCATACGATACGGAGCTTCCGCCAGACACGCTCCAAGTTTTGAATGCTGTACCGCCTGCACCGCCAACTCCACCGCCGCCCCTTGTTCCACCGCCGCCACCCACCGCCCATGCCTTCATACTGGTCGCACCGGCGGGTGGTGAGTAAGTACTTCCAGAGGTGAGCAGAACCGCCATCGGTTCAAACCCGCTTACCGGAGTGATGCCGCCAAGCTGTACGAAGTAGCCGTAATCTGCCGATGAAACGGCAGCACCAGCGGCGAGGGCTTGCGTCAGAGTGAACGCGGTTTCACCCTTGAAGCCGTAGTTCAACTTTGGCATTAGGTCACCAATTCGTAGGACACAAATAGGTTGAGAGCAGCAGTGCTAGAAGCCTGAGCGAACGCAATGCTGTCGCCCTCCTCTAGGTACACCGCGTCATCGATAGTGGTGGCGTTGAAAAGAGTCTTAGCCGGAATGGTTACACCGGCGTGCATATTAAAGGAGCCGCCGCCGCCGATGGTTCCGCGATTGATGGAAAGCGTAAACACCTGCGCGGTGGTGAGGGTGTTCGTTACATACATTGTGCGCAGCCGAATTGTTGCATTGGCAGGGCATGTCAGCACTGTGATGGCAGTCGCATTTGCCGGTGCGCGGGTGATGAGTTTCGCTTCGACTTTCGACGGGCGAGCAAGATCGGGGGCAGGCATGCGTCAACTCCAGTAATAAGGCAAAGTGTCTTCAAAGTAGAACGGCAGCAGCACATTGGCGGGTGGCGTGTCATCAACGACAGTCGCGGAGTCTGCAATTCCCTGCCACAATGCGATGTATGTCTGCCCACCGATTATCCCGTCGTCGTCGGGATCGGAGTCGATTGCAAATACTCCACTTCGCAAACCTTTGTTATGCGGCTTGGTGGCTACTATGCGAGAGCGGAGTCGCCTCATGCGAATTCCTTCCAGTAGGCAACGACATGCAGTGCGTTGGCTGCGCTCGCAGTGCAATACAGACTCTGTGCCTCTTTGAGGCTGACTCCTGCGGTCTTGCTGACAATCACAAGAGTGGACTTCGCAGGCACAGTGATGGTGTTCGCGATCCGGTAGGCAGTGCCGGTGTTGGTAGCGGCAGCGTATTGCGATATGGTGATGTCCGCACCTGCCGCGCCTGTGTTCGCCACCAGAATTGAGTCGAACAGAAGCACCTTGTTGGTCGCTGCGGCGTTGGCAATAAGCAGCGTTTCGCTAGTTGTCGTTAGCGAGAGCAGGGCGTTGTTGGCGTAGCAGGATGTCGGTGTATTGATGTTTGGGTTGGCCATTGGTTACTCAACAAAGGGCTAGGAACCGGCCGAACGTCGGGATCGTCGGCTGGTTAGTGAGATCGTTGTACGAACCAGATGTAGCCACGGCGGCTAGCCCGGTAATGGTGGAAGCAGCTTGGGTGTGAGACAGTGGAGTGCGGGCGTCTGACAGGCGTGCGTCCGTAGCCAAAATCACTGCACTGCCGCCAACCGTCAGGCTGGTAGAGAAATTGCTAGTTGTCGCAGACACTCGCAAGCACTCAGTGCTTCCTACAGTGAAACTAGTGAAAGCAGCGGCGTCTGTTTCGGCGTTCCGAATTGAGAATTGACCGTTCTTGTACTTAATCAGACTAGCCGCGGCCGTAGCTGCGCCAGCCACGTTCGCAGATGTCAGTCGCACTTCACTGCCGCTGCTAGATCCCGTATCCGTGTTGGCGATATCCAAGTATCGCGACCCGCTCACTGCACCCGCGCCAACCTGGACATTTCCCGCAGCAGAGACGAGGATGCGTTGGACACCTCCAGTGGTTACAGCCCACTGGTCTGCGCCAGGCGAGTAAATGCCTGTAGTGGAGTAGCCGGTAAACGTGAGGGCGGGTGCGGTCACAGAACCGAGGGATGCAGTGATGACACCGTTAACATCCAGCGCGGAAGCCGGGGCCGTTCTGCCAATGCCAAGCCCAGTGGAGGTTAGGCGTGCTAACTCACTGTTGCTAAGGCGTAGTCGTATTTCCGATCCGCCAATCAGAAGGGGCTGATACGAAACAGACCCAGTAGAATCCACGGCTTCGATAGTCCCGCCAGCAGAAACGGTACCGATGCGCACGCCGTGCGTTGGCCCCCCCACCAGCGCGATAGCCGCGGTGTCGGGACCGGAAACATGCAAGCGACCCACAGGAGAAGCCGTGCCGACCCCAAGGTTTCCGGTATGGCTTAGACGCATTCTCTCCGTAACCGCACCAGTGCCATCGGCAGTGCTAAATGCCAAAGAACCGCCAACGGAGGTGCTGTAAGCGGTATACACGCCCGCAATGGTCGCTATGCGCTGCGCGGCAGAACTGTCGCCTTGGTTGAAGTTGAGGTTGGTGGCCCGCCCAAATGCAGCGCTATTAGCGACAACCAGGGTGATTGCGGCAGATGAGTTTGTTAGAGAGTTGCTGGTGTCAGCGGCCGACACAACCAACAGATTGTTTGGAGATGCGGTGCCAACGCCCACGTTGCCGGTAGTGGACACGGTGGTGAACGCGCCGGTCGATGCAGTGGTCGCGCCGATGGCAGTGCCGTTAATGCTTCCGCCCGTGATCGCTACTGAACTGCTCGCCTGCGTGGAAATAGACCCAAGCCCCAGCGTGGTGCGCTGAGCAGCAGCGTCAGCGTCGTCGATCAACGCTCTCCCCGCCGCCGTGCAAGCAATTTCCTCAACAACCCCAGCCCCCGCGGTAGACCTGCCAAGCAGTCGGTCGGTGGCAGAGACGTTCTGAATCTTGGCGTAGGTGACGGCGCTGCCTGCGATGTCGGCAGTCACCACCGCATTTGCATTGATCGTCCACGTTGCACCAGATCCACTAACCGTTATATCACCCTTGCTGCCATCCGTCACACCAGAAACAAAGGACGCAACTCCACCCGCCGAAGTCCTATACCACAGCTTCCCATCCGCTTGGTTAATGGCGATTTCGCCGTCTTGCAGCGCGGACGGGGTTGCGCTGGCCGTGTTACTGCGCTTTATGCGAATGGTTGCCATGAGACTCCCGCGAATAGGCCCTAAAGACTAGTGTCCCGCGACTAGAACGAACCACCGTCGATATCGGACGCAGGTGCCAGATAATCAGTGCCCGCAACGGCGGCGACGTAGGTAGTGCCGTTTCCCTTCAGCAGGCCAGTTACCGCAGAAGTCAGCCCTAAACCACCATAGGAAACTGCTATCGCCGTGCCGTGCCATACTCCTGTGGCAATGGTTCCAAGGGTGGTTATGGTAGTTTGCCCAGCGTAGATTGCGGGGACGGCCGTAGAGATATTGTCACAGTAACTTTTGGTGGCAACGTCTTGGGCGTTGGTAGGATTAGCCACGTTCGTCAGGCCGTACCCCCCCATGCTGTAGCTGCCGGTTGCAGCAGAATGAAGGTTAAGCGGGTTAGAACGGACTTGCGTGTCAAAGCCCGTGATGTCACCAGGGACAATCGCAAGAATAGATTTGGCTTGCGATGGGGTGAGGTCTTCGGGAGAGCCAGCGGAAGCCGATGCCCTGCCTTTCAGCGTGCCCGTGTTGACCGTTGCCAACTTCCCGTTAGTCACCGCGCCGGACGCAATGTTCACCGTAATTGAAGTCGTACCGGATCCAGACGCATCGCCCGAAAGCGTGATGGTCTGATTTGTGCTTCCAGCTACCGCGGACACACGCAATGAGGTCAACAGGTAAGGAAGATCAGTCCAGCGCGTGACCCCGTCGCCAATTTTAATTAACCCAGTACCAGTGGCGGCATCGGAGTAGCCGTAAGTGTCATCGTCTGGCCCAACTGACACAGCGACATCCCGCTCATAGCCCATCTCGCCCGCGGCAAGAATGGGATTTTCGTTGCGCCATTCCTCTGCGGTGCCGCGCCGGAACTGAACGAGCCTATAGCCCTTCATAAGCCTCGCCCCTTTACCCGATAGGCGTGCGTCTCAATCACCTTCTCCCTGAGATCGCTTACCTTTGCAGAAGGATTCAGCCTCTTCTCCTTGGCGACCGCTTCCCTGACAATCGACTCGCTGATCAGCTTGCGCTTCGGATCCGCAGGGCCTGGGTCGTAGTTCACCGTGCCTGCCACTGAGAGGCGGCGCTTGTGGGCGACTTTGAGGACATCATCGTTGTTGGACACCCACGCTTCGGGATCCCGCCAACCTCGCTTGTCAGCCAGCCCACCCACATAGTGCTTGCCAGAGATGTTGATACCGGCACTCTTGGCTTCTGCGGCTACGTACTTGGCTTGGCGAACGGGCATGTCGTCCAGCTGCTGGTTGTTCATCCGGCCTTCCATAAACGCACGGTCGGTGCCCTTGGTGCCGGGAGGCGTTTGCATGGCGACCATAGCGGCCCACTTCTCGCCGTAGGGCAGGGCACGCTTGTACGTTGCGATGGCTTCTTCGCCAGCGCGTTTAACTTCAACCGGGATTTCCATTGGGCGGTCCTTCGGGGGGCGGTCCTGGTGGAGGTGGAGGCGGCACCATGTACCGGCTCACATCGACGTTCATCGCCTTGCCCCAGTCTTCCAAGAGGGCGTTGAACAGTTCCGGCCGTCCGGCCTGGAGCAAGCCCTGACTGATCGGAGCAAGGATCTGCATCGCCTGCGTGATGTTCTCAATGCGCGTGGCGTTATTGGGCTTCTTCACAGACCCAGCTTCGACGCGGTACGAATACTCGCGCACCACTGAATCCGGGTCTTCGCCCTGTACGTGCATCTGCCACGCCTGTGCAGCCATAGGCCCAAGCAGGGGAGCAACGTCCTGCGGCCCAATCAACCACCGCGCAAGCAACGCTTCCTTGCGGGCGACGAGCGACAGAGCGTCTTCCAGGATATTTGCGTAATCGTCCGGCCGCACCGAAATCTGCTCAGCCTTCACGGTCGCTTCTGCAGCTGACCTAAAGGAATTTCTGGTCATGCCGTAAATGAGTTCTGTCAGACCCACGCGACGGTCGAACAGCGCGGTCACCTCAGAGATGATCTGGTACATGTCCGATGTGACACCGGGCATCTGGAACACCGAGATCACATCGTTGACCGACCGGCCGATGGCTTCAGAGATTTCAACAATCTTGAACCCGCCCTCGTCTTTCTCCAGAATCTTACTTTTTAGATCCGGGTCTGCGGACTTCGCTACACCGATCAGCACCTGTGCGCTCGTTGCAATGCGCGTAGCAAGGAAGCTCATCGCCCAGTTGATGAACCGAAGCTCACCGATGCCGGGACGAATGATAGAGATGGGCCAGCTGTACCCTGGCTTGCCGTGCCAGACCAGCGGAGTGAACGGCCAGCCGCCTGGTTCTGCCCAGAATGGGATGGGCCACTGCGCCGCCATGAACATCGACTGCGGAACACCCGTCTCGTCCACTTCCTCCTGCAGCATCTGCTCAGGCATGTTCAACGGGAAATCGACGCCCTCTGCCACAACGATGTAGCAGTTGGGGCCGAAGGCATCGAACTTGCCGCGGAGGTCTTTGTCGGCGTTCTTGAGCCGGTCACCGAACCCAGTCTTGGAATAGATTTCCCAATAGACGATGAGGTCGTTGGTCTTCCCGAGCTTTTTCTTGTACTCAAAGCCGCGCTCGTTGCTGTCGCCGCGTGACGAGTAGCTTTCGATGTGCCCCTTCAAATCCTCCCTGGAAAGGCCGAACTTCTGGATCACCTCGTCCACAGGCTGGACGCGCTTCCTCGCCGCCCAGCGGATGTCCTCAAACTCATCGGCATCTGGATCCCATACCAAGTTGTCGATGCTGTCGTAGAAACTGCCCGCCATCTTCAGCTGCGACCCGGGAGGCGAATAAAGTTCATGCCACCAGACACCGGCACCCTTAATGAACGCTTCCTCCACCACCTTCCGCGAGTGCTTCTTTAGGTCAAGCTCGTTGGGGGTGTAGTTGAGGTAGTCTTCCAAGAGGCGGGAGACGAGCCTGCGCCGCTCCAGCATCATCTGCTGATCTTGCAGGCCCTGCTGGTACATCTGCATGCCCGGGTCTGGCATCATCACCGGCTGGCCATCGGGACCAATGATGGGCTGGCCGTCCGGCCCCATGGCGGGGATGGGGGGCTGGGGCTGGATGCCAAGGAGTGCTGGCCCAATGATGGGGTATTCCTTGGGGGTCACCGCGCGGCTTGGGTTCCGGTGGTGGATGACTGCCGTAAACAAACGGACGGCCTCCCACACACGGTTCACCTGCATGCGAAACGCGGGGGGCGTCATGCCCTTGTTGTAACCCCTCTCTCCACGGGCATACCCATCCTTCCACATGAAGTCTGGGTCGCCCGCGAAGAAGTTCATCGCCTCGTCACCGTCCTCTGTGAACGGACGCTTGTGGGCAAGAGCATTTTTTATGCACTCCTGCCAGCGCATCACTATCGGCCGCAAAGGCTTGTCCAAGCTCATCCGATCACCTTCCAGTTTACTGTTTGCGGATTGGAGCTATTTGGCACTGACGAAGCCTGACCTGCAGAAGACCTTTCAGTTAATCGCATCACTTCTTGTCGCAAAGCCTGCAATTCTCGCATTACATCGGCGTGCAGTCGCTGGTGCTTTCCGCTGGGGACAACAATCAGATTGCTAGGAATGTTGTTGGTTTTGTCACCATCGATGTGATGCACCTCCTCTGCGGCAAGCAGCGCCCTTCCAATCGCGTCGGAAGCTACCTTGCGGTGTTCTAAAACGTAGCCAGATTTACTGGCGTTTGGGTGGCCGGGGCAACGCACGCGCACATAGCCGCGCGCATCGACATGCCTGCCGCCCTTCCAACTCCAGTGCAGTGGTCCGGTCGCTGCGCGGTGGTTGCCTGACCCCTTCGGGATGCCAAGCTCCACCAGCTTCCTTCTCACTGCGCTGCCGCTGCAATGGAATATCTCGCCTATCGCTGACGCTGATAGGTCTTGGGCGTGATGCAATTCGTACAGCCTGTCCTTGCTTACTCCATCCAATTTCCGGCGTCCCTTCCAGACGTCGTAGCCCATTTCCCTCAGATGCGTTTCCAAGGTTTTGGCGCAAGGCATTCCCGGCTGACGGGCTACCGCCGCCAGCGACAGACCGCTGGCGTGAAGGGCGGCGGCTTTTGCAACATCAAACACGGCTTTAGGCGGCATGGAGAACTCCTATAGGTAAGTGCCCTCACTTGCCCTTTCGGCTCTCCAACTCCGCTACCCTCTTCTCCAGAAGGGCCACTTTCTCGGCCAGAATCGCATTCTTCTGGGGCTTGTGTTCCCAGAATCCGTAGTCCTTCCAGGCCGGGAACTCAGCCACGCCCGGGTCGGTGACATGGTGGACGCTCTGCTTCTCGTTCCCGCCGTAACCGGGGGCCAAGGCCCACAGGGTCAGGGTGCGCTGGCTGACCTTGGTCACCAAGGCCGGGACTGTTTCGGCACCCTCATGGGCACGGAAGAACACCCAGTCGCCCAGTTCCGCGGTCGGCATCACGTAATCGTTCGTCATCGTCTACTCCCCATTGGCCCGAGAACAATGCAGTTGTCTTCGGACGACTGCTGCCTGCGGCGTTTATCCGCGAGGTAACGCACCCACCATGGATCGGGGCCATAGGTCTTTGGGGGTGCGTGGTATTTTGGTTCGTAAGCGCAGAGGTACTCCACGCTCTGAATGGCGTGGACTTCCCCGCGGCTCTGCGGCTCGTCGGTGACATACACCTGGCCGTTGACGCTCGTCGTCTTCTTGCGGTAGCGGCGGATCTCGCGCATGAGATTCGGGCACGCACCGTCCAAGAACTTCAGCTTGGTCGAACCGTCTCCCCGGATGTGGAGCATCTGTCGGACGAGCGCCGTGCGGGCCGGGATGTCGTCAGAGCCGGGGATAAACCCGTAGCCGCTCATCTGCGACTTGATGCCGCGCTTCTTGAGTTCCTCTGAGTACAGTTCATGGGGAAGGCGACCGGAGCCTAAGTCTCTGAGCATGCCGCCGTGCATGTCGATGATGAATGTCCGGTAGCTCTGCCCGTCTGCCTTCTGGGCGAACTGCTCCCCGAAGATCAGCGCATTGGCTTGGCGGATGTACAGTTCGTCGTAGATGAGAAGGAACTTTTCATCTGGGGGAACCGCTCCAAACACGCACGCAAGGACCGTGTGGCCAGGATCGATTGCAACATAGCGCGTCCAGTCGGCCGGAACCCGTCCATCGGGTAGATCCTCTCGCCGCAGAACATGCACAGCAGGATTGAACGACGGGTACATGAGCGTGCTTTCCGTGGTGAACTCGCCCTCCGCTCGCATGCGAAGCTCGTCCATCCCCAAGGCAG